GTGTTGAAAGATCATATACACCCTCATATAGTTCTCCGAGAATGAGTACAAAACCTCAATATAATAACACTCAAATTAATAGATCATATAACTCATCTACAAGTAAATCATATTCGGCTCCTACACAACCTAGAAGTACAACACAATCTAGAACATATACGCCGTCACCGGCACCTAGTCGATCGACATACTCGGCCCCAAATACTAGTTCGTCATATTCAACTCCTAGTAGAAGTTCTTCGAGTAGTTATAGTAGTGGAAGTTCAGGTTCTTCAATGAGTTCAGTTTCTTCAATGAGCAGAAGTTCTGGAAGTACAACTAGTTCTGGCGTGAGTAAAGGAAGGCGATAAAACTAAAAATAAAAATGTAATATAGTGAAGGAAACTTCACATTCAAGTGGTGGTAATAAAAGAAAGAGGGGATTTTAATCCCCTCTTAATGTTTCAAATACTTTCTTGGCTTTATAAGACTCTTTAATATCTAATCTTTCTCTTTCTCTTTTCTTCATTAATTCGTCGAATTCTTTGTTTTTTCTTTCTACGTCTTTTCTTATTTCACCCCCGTATTTTTCTTCTATCTCATCAGCCAATTTATCCGTTCCATAAATAAACCAATTTGTGCCACCATCAATACAAATAGATGAACCCATTCTTCTATCCCATGCATGATCTAATCCTAATAAGGTAGATGCATAATATTGTCCTGGTGTGCCATCCCAATATTGTGCATTTGGGATTCCAGTCATTGTGCCTTTATCATCATCTGTTCTTTTTTGAACAAAATGCACAACAAAATGTCCTTCTTTATCTTTTTTAACTACCGCACCATATTCCTGATTTCCTGTTCCATATAATTTAGTGTCCATTAAATTAGGCAATTTACCAACTAATTTATTTTGCATATGTATAGCCTTAATTGTTGCATCTAATAAGGCTTTACTAATCCAACGGTTCCAACTTGAATCATCTTTATAAGTTTCTTGATATTTTGCAAGGCCTTCTGCTAATTCTGCTAATGAAATATTATGCTTTCTTGCAAACCACGTAACTTTAGATAAATCAGAGGTATAGTCCGACGGAAAATCCGCATCATATATTAATTCATGAATAATTTCGGAAATCATTTAAAGCTTTATTTTATATATTTTAAAGCTTTACTTTAAATCTTTTGAATGGAAATCTTTTATCTTTATAAATGCGTTCTCGCTCTTCGGAATGGCGCATTAAGTAATTTTTCTTTTGAAAGCCTGATCCGTATTCAAAATTATCTGAGAAATCAATAACTTGAATTTTTTCTTTACCCTCCATTAAACGCATACCACGACCAAGAATTTGTCGTACAATATATTCTGATTTATTTGACTCAACAATATAGATATTATGAACATTAAGAATATCGATACCTTCAGAGAATGTTCCGATTGAAGCTATTAAAATAACATGTTCTTCATCTTCCATTCTCTTTTTATAGTAGTCCCTATTATCGGCTTTAGTCCCTCCGTCAATGTAATATACATTTTTATCAGAGTTTTCTCTTAACCAATCATAGATGTTTCGACCATAAGAATTTTTAATATCTGAAAACAAAACTAAGGAGTTTTTTGTACTCTTATTAATTGTTTCACAAACATATTTAAATCGTTTACGGTCGTCTCTAGCTGTATCTTTTTCTAATGCTAAGAGTTTGGCTCCATCTTTTAAATCAGCGCTGACATTTCTAAGATCATAAAGTTTCTTTTTTAAATCCGTAGTTAAATAATCTAATTCAATTCCAATTACATGAACAGGGGTTGCATTACCTGTCGCAATTAAATCTGCAGATAAAAGTTCATATACTTTAGGACCTAAATAAGACTGTATCATAAAGGAATCACAAGATCCTTCCTTGGGTAATGTTCCCGTTAACCCAAATTTATATTTAGCATTATGACATTTAACTATAATGCTTTTTATAGAATTGGCCCTGGCATGATGGGTTTCATCGATACATACTGCATCAAAATTCTGAAAATATGAGAGGTCTTTTTTTGCTAAAGATTGAAATGTTCCGAATACAATATTTACATCTTCTTCAGTTTTCTTTGCTGCCGCAAACACACACTTACTTTTCCAATTTGGTTTTTTGTTACAACGATCTTCATACTCGTAGAATTTTTCTTCTGTTTGAGTTACAAGGTTTATGTTTGGAACAACATAAATCATTCGTTTAATTATGCCTTTATCTAACAAATATTTAAATATCATAAAGGCAATAAGTGTTTTACCCCCAGAAGTTGAAATTTCTTCAGTGCAATAGCTGTATTTTAGAACTCTTTTAGAAGCTTCTGTTTGATAATCTCTAGGATAGAAATCTTCGGCATCTTTGAAATAGTCTTCTACCCAATCATCAAAATCTTGACCATTGTAATCTCTATTGGTAAAGAGTTCGTTTGCTTCTTCAATTTCTAAAGGAAAGCTATATTTGTCAGCAAATTTTTTTATTTCTTGCCACAAACCTATCGGAATTCTATTATACTTGTCAATGAATTTGACTTCTCCATCCCAATGAGGTATTTTTTTCTTGATAATGAACCAATTATCAACACGTTTAGTGAAACTATATTGAATTTGTTCTAATTCAAGAGCTGTACTATCAACGACTTGCAAAAATTTTTTATCAGCTGTTATTTTTAGACGCATCTCGTTTTTTTCCTAATTTTGCTTTTCTCATATTTTCGCAATGTTCTTTAGAAAATATTATTCCCTTTCTTCCTTCGCTAATATGTTTTTTATGTTCTTCCGTCTTTTTTCGTCCTAAAAGTTTTTGGCTCTTTTTTCTTTTTTGTTCTTCAGATTGAATTATTCCTCGATGAGATTCTCTTAATTTTTGAATATGTTCTTCTGAAAAAATATAAGAATGACCAGGAGTACCATCTCCTCCTTTAGTCATATTATATCCATTTTTGGGATTTGTAGTTTTATGTAATTTTATCCAATATTTTTCTCTTTCTGAAAGCTTATCATTTAGTTCCTTTAGTGATTCTGATGAATGTGTTTCAATTATTTCAAACTTAAATTTTTCAATGCCATATTTTCTTAAGGCATTAGAAAATGACCAATTAACTTTTCTTCGATAATGCTCTAATATGCGTTTTTGTAGAGAGCGAACAGTTTTTCCATAATATAATTTATTTGATGGAGAAATGGCGCGATATATTATTCCATTATGCATTATTTCATTATTCTTTACTGCCTAAAACTTGTATTTCGCTTTGATTGCATGTTTGTGTTTCATCATCAAATTTGATAATTACTTCGTTTTTATTTTTAGTTATATCTTTTATGTATTTTATTTTTTCATCATGTATTACTATTTGACCTTCACGTAATTTACCATAATATTTCATTTTCTAAGATTATTTTTCATCAAGATAATTCATCTTTAGTTGTTTGCCCGAGATAATCATATTGATCTCCACCTAATCCTGAAGAAATTGATTGCCATCCTAAATCTTCTTCTTTTGGCATTACTTTTCCGCAAGTAGAACACACTAATGTATGTGGAGAAATATGACCAGGCGCCCACATATAATTAACATATTCAGTTTTCACATGTTTGCACTCTTCTCGAATCAATTCGATTTCTCTTTCATATACTTTAATCATATCATAACAATCTTCAAGTCTTTTCTTGAGATTTCCATCTATGATTTCCTGTTCATTTATTATGTGTTCCATAATTATTTACCTCTACTTATTTGTTCAATTTCAACCTTATATTTTATACCATATATTATATTATCGATGGTGCCAATTGTTTGAGAAATAAATTTTGCATGATTCTCAATTTCCTCTCTCTTCTCTACAATATCAGACATTTCCGAGAGAATTTGTAACTCTTTAGTTCTTTCATTTGGAAATCTAACTTGAGATTTAAATGAATAGTGCTGATATTTTTCTGACCATTCTTTAGTGTATGCTCTACTTACCTTTTTGAATATGGAAATAAGATAATGATAATATTCAACCGCCCTTTGACGCTCTGTATAAATATCAACCATTAGTTCACTAACTTTAAAGATGTCCTTCATTCTATCTGACATCTCTTTTATTCTACCAGAATATTCAATTCTTTCTCTCGCAAATCTTGCTTCAAGAGTTTCTTTTGGTTTATCTGGTTCCTTTGTCTCATTTGAATCATTTGCATCAAAAGAGCTTAGAATTTGTTGAAGAGTCTCTTGCATTTCTTTTAATATTCACTATATTTATTTTACCCTTTTTTCCTTTGGGTTTTAACGGAATTTCGTAATTAAAATCGGGAATTTCCTCATCGATTTCAAACCTAAAATCTAAGTGAGTTTTTAATCCCCTACTTTTTCTTTTTATCTTCTTCATTTAACTTAAACCTTATATTTTTATCGGTCCATTTTTTCGGATCAAAGGGTTCATAAATAACTTGCCATTTTTTTGTCTTAACTATTCTTCCTGTACCATTACATTCTTTGCATGTTTCAGAATAATAATCATATTCACCTTTATGATAATCGGCTAATTCTGACCATTTAAAAACACCTGTTCCATCACACTTTTTGCAAAGCATGATCTCATGTTCGGTTCTAAATTCGTCTCCCATAATTAAATATCAATTATATCCAATGGATCATTACTAAAATAATGATCAAATAATGGAAGTTGTTTTCCTTCTTTTTTGGCAAATATTACGACATCGTTTAAATCCCATTTTTTTCTGTATGGTAAATTCATGTCTTTTTTTAATTTTTCCCAAAGAAAAACAGACTTTCCTTCTTCTATTATTTTAAGCGTTTTTTCTGTCCCGGTTTTGTCATCATCAAACCAATATCGTACGGGAAGATCTAAAGGAAATGCTTTATTTGCACCGGTATTTGCAACTGAATTTTTAAATAAAAAGGAATCAAATGGACCTTCAAATATAGTGATTGGCTGATTAAAATTTAATTGCATTATCCCAAATAATTGAGATATTGCATCCATTTCATCAGCAATTTTTCCAACTATTTTTTCCTTGCCTAAAAGTTCATATAACTTTGATAAATTAAAAGTAATATATTTGACATCACCTTTAAATAATCGTTTTTGGGCTCCAATTATTTTTCCAGATGGAGTTAAATTCAATATTAATAAGTAATCTCTTGTAGGACTATAAAGAAATTTTTCTTCTTTGAATTGTAATCTTCTAACTAACCATGACCAGACAGGAGACTCTTTAACTTCGGTTAAACCAAATTTCATTTTGAGCTCCTGTCTGTCAATGGCATGTC